CTTTGCTCCAAGTGCTTGGTCGTTTCCTAATGTTTCGTCCTGGACATAAATCGTACCAGCTCCGAACCAACCTTCTTTAAATCTTCTTGCTGGTGAACCTAACGACCAGATATTAGTTACATATGGAAGAATGTCTGAGTGTGCGACAATATTACCACCAGCACCAGCATTTAATGTAATGTCTGTATTATCAAGAGTTGCGATTGATAAACCAGGATTTACAACTGCACGAGCAAAATTAATGATTGTATCATAAGGTATAGGAGATACACCTGCACCTACGGGGAAAGTCTTATCGGTAATAATAACCTTGTTATATGTACCAGTACCAATACCAATAATTGCACTTCCAATTGAAATACCTGCACCAGCAATAATATCACCTATTTGAAGTGTAGGTGATGGAACTACTTGGAGTTCATAAACTGCATAATTAACACCAGTAATACCATATGTTAATCCATAACTACCAATCCCAAGATTAGCATATGGTCCATATTCAAGAACTGAACTTAAATTTGCTCTTGTAATATTTGCAACAATTGAAGATACTCCAGAAATTACAGAACCAACTGGAAGATCTACAAACGAAACTCCAATACCATTCGTGGTTGTATTTCCACGATCCGTGACTGTATCCAGAGTTTCATTAATTAAAAGTCCTCCAATATATGTTGAAAATCCTGCTGTATTTGTGGATGAGTTCCATCGTAAAAATGCTCCGTCATAAGCAGCAGAATTAGTTGCAACACCTACAACATCATCCAAATATCTCAAACGAGTTTCTCCACCACCACCGATTGTGGAGAGTTGCTGCTGAATACGATTGAGGAAAAGTTTATAATGCTTTTCTAAATCCTCAAGTGTTGCGAACTTTTGGTCCAGTGGAGTTAGTGGGTCTTGTTGAACTTTAACATCTGATGGTTCGGCAAGAAGACCTAATGATTTCTCAATTAAAGTTGGTTTTTTGGGTTCTTCCAGCTCTTCTTGAAGTTCTTCTACTACCTCAACAATTTCTTCAATTTCTTCTTCAATATTTGGTTCCATCTCTTTGGAAGACAACAAGTCCTCAAATACTTTGAGTGCTTTATGACCTTTCTTATTTTTTATTTTACTCTTCGTTTTAAGAATAGAAACTTCCTCAAAAATGGAATCTAATCCCAAGTCACCAACTAAAGATTGATACTCTTCTTTTTTTTGTTTCTTTTCTTGTGCTACTAATTTAAAAAGTTCTGATAGTTCTGAAGTCATTTATCACATACCTGCTAAAGATGCCACTGTCTCTTGATGACTGAAATAAAGTTTTACATAACATTTGCAAATATTTCTCAATTCTTCTATATCTTTACAAGAATCTAGTTCTCTAGAAATTCTTTCATATTCAAATATTTTTGTAAGATTTTCAAGTTTAATTTCATTTGGATCCATACTAACAATTCCATTTTCTAAGGGACTTATTGATCCTGCTATTTGGATCATTTGCAGTTTTTGCGCTAGTTAATTTTGCCTTCATTCCCTTCATTCTAGAGCAAAATGACTTTCTTCTTTTGGCAGATTTGCTACCTTTTTTTAATTTAGATGGTTTTGTGGTGACCGCAAGTGAGAGGTGTGATCCAGGATGCTCTTTGCGGTAAGAAGCAATTCCTTTTTTATTTAGACCACCCTCAGGATTCTTTCCCTCTTTTCTTTGCCAAGCGGGAGTTGCTTCTGCCATAAACTCACCAAAGGTCTTCATATTATAATGAGCAACTTGTGTTTCTTTTTTAGTTTCTTTTTTGGCAAGTGGTAAATTAATTCCTTGTCTAATCTGTTGATATTTTTGATCTATTTTTCCAGCGGCGCCAGGATTTCCTTGCTTTAATCTATCAACATCTTGTGGTGTCATTCCCCCCATACCTGTAGTTTTTCTACCACCAACTTCAAAACTGGGTCCTTCGCCAAGAAGTTCACTACCAATACCTTTAGATGCTTTTAATGGTTCTGGTTTAATAATGTCAATAAATTCGGCATAATGATTTCCATTAGCATCTTCTATTGATACATCTTCTTTTGCCATCTCCCCACTATCAACATAATCTGCTGCTGCATCAATATAATCTGCTGCTTTTGTAATCTTTGATTGAACCCAAGCTTCAATATTTCCCTCACCTTTTTTCATTTTCTTTTTAAGTCTTTTTGCTGCAGAAATAATTGTAGAAATTTCTGAGCGAGCCATCGAATACTCATGGTCGTATCCTTCATTGGCGGGATGAACCTGAGCAATATCATATTTCATTTGATTTGTAGTCAACATAGAAGGTGTTGAATACATCCCCCAGAACTTTGGACCATATTTACACTCCGACTGGGTTTCGTCTTTTTTACATTTGGGGCAATATCTTATCATTTCCGATGCTTCCTTCATATTTTTTGGTTTAATTCCTTTCTTTTTCATATTGATTGCAATAGCCGCTTGCTGTGCTGCATTTACTGCTTCACTTTTAGTTCCCCAATTATCAGCACCAACTTTACGACATCTAACAAGTGCCCCAGAAGCATATGCACTAGGCCAAATTTTATACCTACTTTTTACTTTATTATAACAAGCATCCTTTTCACCTTTCTTTTCTTGAATGTAATCTTCCTTTGTCACGATTTTTGCAGCTCCTGATCTATTTGGATTTGGGTCCTCTTTGCGTTTTTTGGCAGATCTTTTATTTTTTTCCTCCCTACTCATAGCAGCACGATCATCGGGATCACGGCAAAATGGTTTTGTAGTTTGACCAGGTTGTTTAGCGCAAGGTTTTCCGTCATATTTACCACCTGTCTGAACCCATCCACCATCTTTAAACCAATCTTTTAAAGAATAACCAGGATCTTTTGCCGATTTGCCATCTAATGCCTCTTTTACATCTTTAAATTTTTTATGATGCTTTTTAGCATCTCTCTCCATTTTAATTAATCTTGTATAATAATCTGGGATTTCATCAAGATGCTGTAAAGCAATATCTGTTGCTAAAACTTTATCTTTGGTATGTTCGTGCTCAATAGGAATTCCCATTTGAAGTTGATGCATCACAAAAGAAACATCTAAACGGTGCTTCTTTGCAATCTGTTCAACTGATTTATGGGGTTTTATGTTAATCACGGAACAAAGTATTTTATTCTTTATTATTTAGAAAACCTTGTTTAAGTAGTTTTGAAAGTTCAGATGTTGATCCTACAAATAGAGCATTATTAGTCACATTATTTGTAGTTTTGGGTGCATCTTCCTCAACCTCCTTTAGTTTTTTCTGAAGATCCATCAATTTATCAGTTGTATCCGCAACACTTTTAATTAACTGCCCAGCAACTTCGTATGCTCTGGGACTTCCTCCTTCTCCAGCAAGTTCTAGTATTCCATTTATTGCTTCTTGACCCTTCTCAATCAAAGAATATAAATTTGCTCTTGTATACTCGTAATCTTTTTTTATATCTTTTGAAGAATCTTCTTTTACAATATCAACAACTTCAATATCTGTTGATTTATGTTCGACAGAAATTATATCACTCTCAGTTGAGAATGTCTTATCAAGATTATCAAACATATTTGACATAATTTACATCACTTAGATATCTATACTGCGTGTTGGGCTATAAGTTCTTGAGTCTGCAAAATAGGTAAAGTTTTCATTGAATCCAAAATCATCATCTGGTTCAATCAAAGCATCATCGGCAGCAGTGAGGACATTAACGGGAGTATTATCATCATGAGTCGTTGCAATTGTTCCGTCATATGCTCTCTGAACTATAATATTATTATTTGCAATATTTTTAATCAGCATCGTTTCTGAATTTATAGTGACTCTACTTCCAATCCTTAATAAAGATGCATCATTAACAGGAATGGTATCAGTAAAATCACTAATTGGATCGGTGATGAAAGTTGTATTATCTCCATCATAATCTTTAAGTGCCTTAGCAGTGGCAGTATATCTCATTTCACGTTTTGCTGTAGATCTATTAGTTGAACTGAATTGATCGACCTGAACCTTACGAATTAGACCATCACTACTATCTGCAATTGGGCCGAATAGATATGTTTTTGCAGTAAATTGCAAGGTATAAATTAAGGCTCTTCTGGTTGAAAAATCTCCTTCATAATCATCTTGAAAATTAATAGATTCTAAAACAATTGGTATATCTCTTTTTTCACCAATGGAATCAACAAGATCTACAGTAATTGTAAATGCTGGTTGGAAAAATGGTAAAATCTGCTCTACAATTTGAAGAGCATCATCATTTAATTTGCATAGAATATTCAGCTCAATTCCGATATTATATGGAACTGGCATAAAAACTTTTTTTAAATTATTTCCATCAGAAGTTTTAAATGTTTGAGTTACTCCAGTTTTTCTACCTACATCATATTGCAAAGAATTCATTTCAAATGACATTCTTGGCAATGTAATCTGAATTGGTTTATTTAATTCTGGTTGTTGCTCTAATCTTGCAAGAAATTTTTGTCTTGGTCCATATGCAAGAGGAACTCTTATAACACTAGTTTGGGTGCCATTATCATCATGATGACGAATATGAATTTGATTAAATACGGTTCCAAAAGAAACTATTGTCTTTCTAATTATTTGATGATAAAAATATGTCCCTAACATTAATATACTCCAAATGGATTTGATTCTGAAAAGTCTACAATTTGATCGGCAATATTTTCTATTTCGTCATTTTC